CCCTTTAAAGTACTGATCTTACGTCAGCTTCGTCAATTATAGTACGTTCTGTACACGTACACGGCGATAGTATACGTTGTTGTTAGAACCAATTGAAGATGCTAATGTAGTACCTGTTGCGAATGGGTTTGCAGCCATACCGTAACGAGTCTTGAAGCCAATCTTAGGCTGGAAGGTGTTAGGGTCAACAGCACGAACCATTTGCAATGGAACGTATGGGCAATAGAAGATACCAGCGTCGAATGCTGAAGAACCTTTGTAGCCTACTACGTAGAACTGGTCGTTTGCGCCACCATTAGATGCATATGGGTCAATATAAACTTTATAACGACCATTCAATACACCAGCGAAAGTGTTGCCTGTATCATCAACAGTTAAGTTAGTTGATAGAGCAGGAGCGTAATCAAGAACACCAGCCATTGCCAATGCAGATGCAACATCTGAAGAGCAAAGGATGAAGTTACCTTTTCCACGACGTGTTTCTTGTGCAATTACGTTAGCATCACGTTCGATTTGGAACAATAGACCCTTGAATTTCTCAACTGACCAACGTCCGTTAGAATCTGTATCAAGATCGAAAACACCAGCTGTAGTAACTGTACCGCTGTTAGCGCCAGACTTAGCTGTGTAATAGATTGTACGGATAACTTCACGATTGATTTCGGCAAGAATTTCTGTTGAAAGAATATTGCTTAGTTCGCTTTCAGCGTCAAGACCATGAACTGATTTCAAGTCTTGTGCTAATTCGATTGAGTATTCAGCCTTCAAAGCACGTGACTTAGCAGTTACGCTTGTCTTCTCGATTGAGAATGCCATTTGGTTGAATGTTGTAGAACCAGGACCTGGATCAGAAGCAGGTGAAGCACCTGTTTGTGAAGATGTATAACCACCTTCAGCCTGAGCTGTAGTCATACCACCTGGAGCATTAACTGAACCAAACCAGTTAGAACCAGAGATAGTTGATTCGTTAGTGTTAGCACCTAAGTCACCGCCAGAGAACTCAGCGTCAGCTTCGTTGTATAGTGCCTCAGTACCACCTTGAGTTGAGTAGCGAGTCTTCATTGCGAAGATCAAGCCAGTTGGACCTGTCATCGGTTGTACACCGCAAACGTCATAAGCGATCATTTGTGGAGCAGCACGACGTACTAGGTTGATAAGGATTGGGTCATACTTAGCAACACCACCAGTGTCTGGGTTTGTTGATGAACCATTATAGTTGGACATTGTTGGAGCTGTCTCAAACAATGCGCTGCGCTCTTCACGCAATGCTTTTTCTTGGTTTTCTAAAAGAACAGCAGTAACTTCTTTACGGTACTGGTCTTTAATTGCTGGAGCAGATTCATGTTCTAGAATCGGTGCCCACTTTTTTACGAGATCTTCTCTTAACATCATTGTAGTTTCTCCTGAAAGGGTTTTGTTATTTGTTTAGTTTACGGATCGCAGATGCGTACTGAGCAACTGACTCATTGATTAGCTGCTCATCTGTAGATGGCTCGCCTGTTACCACTGTGTCTTTTGCTACTGGTGCAGCTTGCTTGAAATATGATTCACGAATTGTTTCAAGTTTCTTAGTATAAGATTCAGCATCTTCGCAAACAATTTCTTTTGCTAATGATTCGAATTTCTCTGTCTCTGTTACTGTTAGACCTTCTGACAATTTCGCAATGACTTCACCTTTTTGCATCTCTGCAATCTGCTTGCTCATTTCAATATTTGCGTTTACGGTTTCGTTCAGTTTGCTTTCTAATTCACCAACTTGCTCTTCAAGTGATCCTAGAACATCATACTTCTCTGCTGGGACATCGACGTAGTGCTCTTCGAATACTCTCTTGATACCATCAATGAAAGATTCTGCTAGTTCTGACTTAATTCCGCTTTCGAGGGCAATTTCATTCTGTTTCATCCACTGCTCAGCAATATAGCCGAGGTATCCATCAACCTTTTCAACGAGTTCCTCTTTAATCTTCACAAACTCTTCTACGAGTTGTGTATCATACTGCTCTTGGATTTTAACAAGTTCAGTTTTGATTCTTGATACAACAGCAGCTTCAAAAATTGTAGCTGCTTTTGCTTTAAATTCTTCTGATAGATTTTCACCATCTACCAATGCTGCAACATCTTCAGCCATGCCTTTGTTGATGCCACCTGGAGAGATGTCAACTTTTACGCCAGATGCTTTGTATTGACCAGCTACTGGATCTTTAACAGATGGTTGTGGCTCTGAACCAGCGCCACCTTGACCAGATCTAGATGTATCTTTTGTTACTCCTGGTGCTGGTGGTGCCATGCCGTTGTTACGATCATTGTCGTCATTCTCATGATCACCATTATCATCAGAAGATGATACTTGGCCATTTGTTTTAGCAACGATTGTAGCTTTAGCACTTGTGCTAGTTGATGATTTGTCTGCAGCAGCATCTGGATCTTGGCCATTAATGGCTTTCAATTCCTCTAATTTCTGTGATTCTGCAAGCAATTCTGCGATTTTGTTTTCAATTACTGACATTCTAGTCTCCTGTTTTTAGTAGGTTATGTCCGATTAGTTTCTCGATAGATCTATTTATAAAATTTAAAGTTTAGATAAAAACTTCTGAAATTCTATAATAGACTGCTCTTTGAGTCTTCTAGAAGGAGTGTTACGGATTGTTCTTTTTGCTTCATCTATATTTCTTTGCACATAATGTCCATCAACATAAACCCACTCTACGTTTTCCATAATACCACGAACGAAGGCATCTGGGGCGCTTGGGTCAGCGACGATGTCAGCTGCTGTAGATAACAAAAAGTCATCTTGAACAATCTGAACACCCTCATTGTTTGCTTTTAAAGATCCAAGCGCACGACTTGAAACACCAAGATTTGCGCCACCATCAAGTAATCCTCTTGCGATCATACCCATTGGTGTCTCTAAAATTTTAGCTCTACCAACCCAGTTTGTTCCTTCTTTTTTCAAAGAAGTAATCATGTGTGAAACACGATCTAGATTGATTGTTGGTGTATCAGGATGTCCCAATTCACCATAAGCACGATTTTTTTCAACATACTCTTTAATGTAACGATTAACTTCACGATCCATTGTTTTTTCTGGATACATACGACCATTACGATTTTTGAGTTCTGACTGAAGGTAAACACCTTCGATGTAATACGTTTTACCTTTACCTAGTTTTTCTTCAACTACGTAGCTGGTTTGTTCGAAAACTTCTCTAATTAGTTTCATGATTAACTTCCTACAACAGCTGGGTTATCACCCCCACCAAATTGAGCAGTCTCAACTTTAGGTGAGTATCCAGTTTGTTTACGTAGTTTGAGAATTAGAGTTGCTTCAGCACCAGAAATAGTAACTACGATATCAGAAGTGTTGTTTTGCGTTTGCGCAAACCCTTGTCCTTGAAAGTCAAACGTACCACTGTTTTCTGGTGCGAATGTCATTTGGTTAGCAGAGTTGCGAGTAACAGTAATTGCTGATGTCAGTAAACCAGAAACCATATAACCAGTAATATCAACAGTTGGTGTACCACCAGAAGTAAGTGACTGTGATGATGCAAGTATATCTGAGTTTAGAGTGATAGTTGCTGAAGCAGCAGTACCACTAACTTGAACAATAGTTTCTAAGTTAGTGTTTCTGAGAATTGTCTTTGTAACAGCCATTTCTTATCCTTATAATTGTCTGACTACATACAGGAAATTGTTAATATTTTCCCTCATATAGTCTATAATTTCTTTTTTATCGCTTGTATTATTTAGCAAATTTTCAATCTTCTTTAGCGTCTGCTCACTGATTGCGACCTGTTTATTATCATTTAATCTGAAGTCTATTTTAGACTCGAATATATTTGCGACTTTATATGTTTTTCTCATCTCCAGTAGAACTGGATCCAGCGAAAAGATTTTAGAGGAAGCCAAACTCATGTATGATTCGATAAGTTTAGTCGTTACTTTAGTATTCTCGTTGTATTTTCTAATGATGCCTGCAAGTTTAATATCTGAAATATCTTCGTATAATTGTATCTTTGTCTTATTGGCTACTTCTTGCAGCTCGATGTATTGTTTGACTTCCTCTAAATTCTTTAATTTGGATTCTACCAAAATACCATCTACATAATAATTACCTTTGTCGTTTTCAATAATCTGATGTTCATAATGTGTTGTAACGGCGACCACATTTCCATAGTCGCCCTTTTTACTGTATAAACCTTTGACAAAGTCTCCGTAATGCATTACTCGCCTTCTTGAGTAGTTTCTTCTTCTGACTGCTCTTCTGTTTCAGCAACAGGATTAAAAAAACTGTTTGCTACGTCTTGACGATACGCATCAATTTTGTCAACAAGTTTGTCAGCCATAATACCATTGAAAATCTTTTCAGAATCAACTGAATTTTCGTCAACGATAGTGTCGATTAAGTCTTTAATATTTTGATCCAATTTCATTCTCCTTGCTGGGTAGATGTAGGCGCTTCCTGAGTTTCAGGTGGCGCATTCTGTTGTAAATAATTCTGTTGAGCAGTTTGTGTAACACCAGCTACCATACCTTGATGGTCAGCAGACACAATATCTAAATCTTTCTCTGCATCAATTTGCGTCTGGATATTAGCAATATCTTCTTCAGTCATGCGTAAAATCTCAGTCTGTATATATTCTCTAGAATAGTACTTACCAACAAATGGATCCATCTGTTGAATCATAGCAACCCTACCATTAATAATTTCGTTCTCTTTTAACTCTTGATAGTAGTTATCTTTGTTATAATCAAAACGAATTTTTGATGCTAAATCTTCCCACTCTTCTTCACGAATAACACCTTTTAACACTAGCTGAACACGCATAATGTTTAGGAATAGTTGAGAGAATCTTATACGAAGTCTATCAACAAATTTTGCAAATTTAACTTCATCACGGGAAATCTCAGAAGATTTACCCATGTTAAATCCACCACCATCATCTGACATTCTTGTCATTGGCACATTCAATGCCTGATATAGTTTCTTCTTAAAGTATTCTACGTCATCCATTTGACCGAGCGATTGTCCACCTGGAAGTGTAGTAATTTCAGTACCCTTACCACCTTCGCGACGTGGCATCCAGAAATCTTCCATCATTGACAAATGGCGACGATCATCTCTGACCTCGCCTGTCGTTGCATCATAAACAATCTTATTACGG